GACTTGTCTTGCAAGTTCAAAAGTATTCTTTTGACTTTCATCAAAGTTCTCTCTTGCTTGTAAGAACGCTTGCCTTTCTTGCGTGTCCTCTTTTTCAAAGACATCTTTAATACGATTATAGAGTTTGTTTCTATATTCTGTATTCATTCTTATTTTAGACATTTAGTCCTTTCTGTTTGTGTTAATAATTATCCCACATTATCCCTTGACAAATTATTTGTCAAGCATTATATTGCATTAGGAATACAGCGAAAGTTGTAGTCCTTTCTAGTGATGGCGATGCATGACCTCGCCCTCACAGGTTTAAAGGCGGATAGGACTGCTATTGCGAAAGCGTAGCTTATAGTATGGGTTGTAGCGTCAATTGAGAGAGCGTCTCTTCAGTGATCGATTTGGAAAGAGATCGCCCACACAGGACCACCGCCCTTGAGCCCTGATCCATAGCTAGGTGGAAACACCTATTGGCACAGCTTCACTGTAAGGGTTATGGATCTGGGGTCAAGTTTCGTGGCTACACCACCAGCATATACGCGTAGGTTCGTGTAGCATAAATCGTGCTTGACCACTTGAGCCCTGGTCCATTGTAGGATACTAGTACAGAAAACGATGGACCTGGGGTCAATCAGAAAGGAATAATTATGAAATGGACAACATTAAGCTTCAAGCAGCTAGCACAGCAGAAGACGCTGCGCATGGATCCCAAGTATTGGTTGAAGCGTCAAGCATCAAGCTGCAAGCGACAAGCCACAAGCTTGCCACAATCGTGTGATACAGCTGCAGTTAAACAGAAAGGAAAGAAATGGAAATAACATATGAAGACAGCGGTACGCCGCTAAAGAGATCCCGGAACAGGAAGGGAGAGACCAGCGGAGAACAGCTTCGCAGAATGTGCAAGGACATTGCGGACGGGATCACCAACCCGGTGACCAGCAATGATGAGCAGGAAGATGGCAGTGTCGAACAGCATGGCGGTGCCCATGCCTGGATGGAAGACACCTACGATATAAGGTACTATGTAGACAGCAGTAAGCGTTACCTGGGCGCGGAGATCATGTGCGCTGGAGGTGGCCCAACCATCTGGGTAAATACTTATACAAAACAGGTCGAAGGTTATTGGGGCGGGGACAAGGTCCTTGAGCCTTTCATAGACAACCTGGGACTGGACGAATATTGTGAAGAGTTATATGGCCGCTAATTGGTCGGTCGACGTTTCAGGGATCAAGGTCCAAGCTTCAAGCGTCAAGCGCCAAGCTCAGAAAGTTTCAAGCTGCAAGCTTCAAGCCCCAAGCAACAAGCGTCAAGCTTCAAGCCCAAAGTCACAAGCTCACGGATCACGGACCCCTCGTAAAGTTTCAAGCTCCCCGAACCGAGGTGCTCTGCCAAGATAAAGCTGTTGTGTGGATGTGCTACATGGTAGGCAATTTGGTGTGGTGAAAACTTAAGCTTGTTACCCTTCGTAACTTTAAACTCAACAGTAAAATAGAAGAACTTTTCCGTATATCCCAACACATCTGGCATGCCTGGAATGGCTAAATTTTCTATGCGATGCCACAATATTTTGGGTGTGGCTTTCTTAAATTTTTGATAAAGTTTTGCCTCTGGACCACGCATATTTTCGGGGTGACAAGTGTCAATAATCTTTGACGTAACCTGGAGGTAATATTAACTTTTCCTCCCTGTTTGGCTTCAAAACAACTCTCAAAGATGTATCCAATGGGTTTGTGCTTTCATGGACTTCAATTCGTTTTATCTCTTCAAGATAACCTTTTCGTGTCATGATGTATATTTTGGCATCACTAACGGCGTTGCCTCTTCTACCATTATTACCTTCAGTAAACTTCTCTAGATACTCTTGTAAGTGTTTAACGTACACTAGATATTACCTTTGTTCCTGTGCTCATCAATAAAGTCTTTACCCATGCTTCTCAACTCTCTGTTCTCTTTCTTCAACTGCTCGCATTGCTCTTCATAGAACTGTGCTCTTTCTTGTAAATACTTTACATCTTTTCTTAACTCAGCGTTAATATTCTGATGCTCGACATTGATCTTTAACAGGTCATGTATTCTTTCTTTTAATTCTTCGCTCATGCTTGACAATATAAGATTGTTACCCTAAATTGTCAACATGGGATTACCAAAGAGACTTACAGAGATGCAAAAAAGATTTGCCGAACTGCTTGTATTCGGTGGGCCTGATGGACCACTTACAAAATCAGAGGCAGCAAAGCAGGCTGGCTACAGTGAGAAACGTTGTAGGCAAGAGGGATCAGAGCTAACCAATCCTAAACTTAATCCACTTGTTGTTAAATACATAGGTGAACTACGAGAAGAAAGACTCAAGAAATATGAAGTCAATTATGACAGTCATGTGGCAGAACTTGGACGAATTAAAGACGCTGCTTTGAAGAAGGGTGCTTGGAGTGCTGCAGTGAATGCGGAAACAA